AAAGGTTCCACAAGACAAGTGGAAAGCCTATCAAAGACTGCGTTGATACTTTCAATCCGGGAAGTAGAAAACAGATCGGAGAGAAGCTGATGGAACTAGGATGGAAGCCTAAGGTGTTCACTGAGAAGGGTCAGGCTATTGTCGATGAGTCTGTACTTGCTAAGGTTCCTCTACCTGAGGCTCAGTTGATTGCCACTTACTTGATGCTACAGAAACGTGTAGCTCAGATTGAAAGCTGGTTAGAGGCTGTAGGCAAGGACGGTAGAGTACATGGTAAGGTTATAACGAACGGAGCTGTAACTGGTAGGATGACACACAGTAGTCCTAACATGGCACAGATTCCTAATGCTGGGAGTATTTATGGGCCTGAGTGCAGAGAATGTTGGACTGTGGAGAGCAACAATGTATTGGTTGGCTGTGACGCTAGTGGCCTTGAGCTGCGTATGCTTGCACATTATATGAAAGATGATAACTATGTTAGAACAGTCACTGAAGGATCTTCGAAAGACGGGACGGATGTTCACACGCAGAACCAGAAAGCTGCAGGCCTTGAAACGAGGGATCAAGCTAAGACCTTTATTTACGCATTCCTATACGGTGCAGGGCCAGCTAAGATTGGTTCCATTGTCGGTGGTAATGCTAAAGCGGGACAGAAACTTATCGATGCCTTTCTTAAGAATACACCCGCCTTACAACGTCTTAGAAATACGGTTAGCAGATATGCGGGTAAGGGC